CTCGTTGATAAACAGTTCTGCGGTTTCTTTATCTAAACCTTGCTTACTTTCAAGTTGTGTGTATAGGTGGACAATATTACTGATATTTTTGTTTTCCAAAACAAATTTTTTGAAATTCATCATATCTTCCTTCATGGTTCCTTTCACGTATGATGAAACCAGTTTTGACTCAATTTTAGATAAAATTTCTCCGAAGTTCATTTGATATATTTTACTATAAATATATTAATTTATCAATTTGCCCAAAACTTTTTCCATCTCTCCTAATGAACGTCTTCCTTTTTCCAAATCGAGTTCATCAATTGTTGTTGACTCGTTGTTCTCCAAAATGATATTCATTTTCTTTGTTTTACTCTCGGGAGTAATCTCACCACCTGCGGCAGGTTCTGTTGGTGTTGTTTCAGTAGGTGTTGCTTCCAAAGCTCCAAAGTCACCACCAGCCTCAGTTCCTAAATCCACGTTTTCTGTATCACCGGTAACAGGTGCTTTACTACCATAAAGATTATCTACATTATCAAATAGACCTGTCTTTGTAATAACATTCGGAGTATTCTGAATTTCTGTTGCAACTGCTTTCTCAATTCTCTGTTGTTGTAGATCAAGTTTGATTTCCTCATCGGAGAATCCAAGAATGTGTTTCTTAGCCCATGATTGTGATACTGGAGCAATCCCTTCGATCGGCATCACAGCATCTTTATACAATAACATTTTTTCTTTCCAAACATCAATAGTCAACAAATCAGCTTGTTTTGATGGATTGGTAAGACTCAGTTGGAATGACCCCAATTCATCTTCAAATCCCAATAAAAACAAGTGAATAATTGCAATTTTATTCAATTCCGCAATCATCGATTTTTGAATTCTATTGATTGTCCTTGCAAATCTTATGTCTTGTAGTGAAAGGTTTCTACCATCACCAACAACCTCTTCAAATCCCAAGAATGCCTTAGGAATTCTCAGAGCTGTCAATAGTTTCTTCTGAATATATTCAATATCAGCAATCTCAGATAGATTTTGTGCTCCCTGTAAAGTTTCAATAGGATTAGGTGCAGATGGATCACGAACGGGAATAAAAAAGTCTTGGTCAACCGCCATTTGGTTGAATCTCATATCCACATTACCAGTCTGAGGGTCGGTAACCATATCTTTTTTGAACTGAGCCGCAAATCTTTGAACGTAGGGTTGAATATCTCCATCATCCATGTTTCCTACGTAAACCTTGAATACTCTCCTTTCAGGAGCTCTTGATACACGATAAACCAACATCGCATCTTCACCCAAAACTAACTGTTTCCAAATTCTTCTAGCCTTTTCCAACATGGATGTTCCATATGGAAGTTTTCTGTCGTCACCTAATAATCTGAAGTGAGCAATTTCCCAACTTTTAAAATCAAGTTGTTTGTTTTTCCAAGTGAATGTAAGACTATCTACTTTATCACCAGTACCAGCTAAAGCGGCTCCCGAAGTAGCTCTACCTCTCATCCCAACTTCGATTCTTTCGATTTCGATATTTGGTAATTGTAAACAACCAACAACCCCTTTTTCAGGATCCAATTTTAAAAACACAAAGTTGTCACCGTACTTAGACGTGTTTCTTGTCCACATCGGTAAGTTGGTGTTTATGTCCAACGCATTATTGAAAAGATCACCCAAAATAGATTTGATTCTTGGTGAATCTGAATAAATTTGTAACATGTAACCATCCTCATCGACTGTGGTAGATTCTTCTGCGTAGGTATCTAAAGCAGCTGCAATTTCGGGGGTATATTCCATAGACTCATAATCATAGTATGAACTAAGTCTTGTTGGTTCGTAATATACTGCTTGTGAATATAAATTGTTTTCAATTTTTGCCCATTGTTGGGTAATATATGCAGTTTGTCTGGCTTGTAATTTTTCCCTTTCATACTCAGCTTTGTCTGTGGTTCTGAGTAATTCTTTTTTGTCGAATTTGTAGGTAGGAACATCCTGACCTAATAAAGAATTAGGTCCAAAGGTTTGTGATAACCTCTGCCAAATTGTTAAATTTTTATCTTGTTCTGCCATTTTAAGAAAACTAATCTATATCTTTTTTTTATCAACGTTTTATTCCTCCGAATACCCATAAATAGTCCTGATAATCCCTTTTGGTCGGTTGGTTACGGTATACCGGTGAATTATCGAACATTCTATTTGGAATTTGTGGATTGAAGAATTGTTGATTTGGTGTGTGATAAGATTCTACTTGCCATGATTCCAACATGGTTTTGGCTTGCTCATTTACCTTTGTTAATTGTGAGAATGAAGATTCACCCACATACACCGCCATTGCCATAGCCATGATCAAATCATCATGTTGGCCTTTCATGTGATCAGGTCTTCCGTTTATGTATACGAAAGTATTCATTTCGTTCAGTAAACGTGTTGATCTAACTTTCATCCCATGACGTAAAGCTTCTTCATAAGCGGCAACAATTTGAACTCGTTTCTGACTAAAATTCAAACCAGGAATTTTGTCTAATAATTTTGGATCATATTTCCACTTATTACCATACTCCAAACCTTCAACGTACAAATCTTTGTATCCTAATTCTTGTAACTTTCTTGAAGTTGCAACACCCATACCTCCGGTAATATCTATCACGATAAAAGCCGAATACATTGTACCCCATTTGAATGCAATTTCAGCTAAAACGTCAGGTGGGACTTTCCCCAAATATTCCGCAACTTGTTCTCTCTCATCAAAGTCATAAATTTGTATAGTAGAAAAGTCTTCAGAATCACCTCTTGATACGTCCACACCCATGATATATTTGTGACCCATTTCAGGTTCTTTCCAAATCCAAAAACCTCCACTGATCATCTTACTTGTAGGGTCTTTAATCATATTTTCACTTATGTTTTGAATCAGTGTTGATTCAAAAACATTGTCACCCGACCCCAAAAAGTTACATTCTAATTCTTGGGCAACTTTTCTCTTGTCATATTTAAGTTTTTTGACCATAGCCTCAAACCATGAGGATGATGGTTTGTACCCTTCTTGAAATTTTGCAACAATTTCCTCGAAGTCCCTTTTGAATGGATCGATATTTGAATAATCCAATATAACTTCCTTGTCGTCATACTCATCACGATTCAAGAAATAATGAATAATATCTTTTGTTTTTACTAAGTATAAATCTTTTGTATATCTCGGATCACGGTACCAAAACATTTCCGTAATTTTAAAATCATTCATATTACGTAATGCTTGATCATAGATTTCATAATAGATCGGATCGTAACCGTTTGGTGTTGAAATTACAATTACTTTACCACCTGTTGAGAGAGATGCCATACACGCAGCCCAAAAGTCTCCGTCAGCGTCAATAAAGGCTGCCTCATCAAATATCAATATTGTGGGTGTATAACCTCTAAGAGCGTCTTTAGAAGTTGCTACAGCTTTTACTTCACACCCGTTTGATAACTTGTAATGTTTTGCAGCATTTTTATCCGGTGAAAATCCAACACCGACCCAATCAGGCCATTGACTGGTGAATTCACGAATTTTATTGGCAAATTCAACTGAGGTGTCTTGTTTGTTTGCAATGATTAGAACCTTTTCGGGTTTGTTTTTTCTCGCAAAAACCAATCTTTTACTTGCCCAAGCTGCGGTAACAGTGGAAACCCCTGCCTGTCTATATTTTAGAGCGATGTTTTCATTATACGAATCGTAATCCTCAACTAATCTAACTTGGTCAGGAAACAATTCCAAAGGGACATATCGTGATTGGGTGTTATCGTAAGTTTGTAAATACGTTTTTAAGGCGTATGACGTGCTAGCCATACACTTCGAGTATTCGAGTAATAATTGTTCCTTTGTTAAACCCATTTTGTAGTTTAGGATCTACTGATACCCAAACTACCTAAAAAGTCGTCTAAATCCCCCAAATCCTCATCGTCGTCACCATCGGATGGAGAAATGGTGTCTGAGTCATCATTACCATAATCTTCATCATCATGTACTTCATTCAAATGGTCCACAATTTCTGTTACCATTCTATCTAAGATTTGGGTTGCCTTAGCATCACCTCTAAGAATTGCTTTAGCCAGTTTAAAAAACTCTTCAGATGTGAGAGCTGAGAAACGTGCAAAAAGGTAGTTCTGTATCCATCGTTTATCTTCGTCAAATAATTTTTCAGGATAAGACTCAATAAATTTTTCCCATAATACAGGTCCAAGTCTCAAATCCCAAATTTCATTTGCCAAAGTATCTGTTGATGCCATAACCATTTCGGCTTGTTTTGGATCATCAGGTAATCCTTGAGTTCCAAGTATTTCCATGGTACCCTTTATCAATTCGTGAACTAACACCGGAAAAAATACACCACGTGCTTTTACTGTTGGTGGATCTGTTTCAATATCAACTTCTTCCTTACCCGCGACACCACCTTGACTCATCATCATGTCCATCGCTTGATCAGGTAATACCCAATACATTAGATCATTTACAGACATTAACACACCATAAAGATTCAATAGTCTTGGATCCAAACGATCCAATTCGTCACGAACAAGTTCGAACATATAGTGACCTTTCTTTGATGATCCTTGAATCAAGGCGTTAATAAATCTTCTTTTAGCCTTTTCTACATCGAATCTTTCGAACGCTGAAATGAAGTCATCGATATCATCTTCTTGTTGTTGGAAATTTTGTTCGATTTCTTCTTGTTCGGGTTCGTCACCTTCTTTCGAAAATCCAGACATGTCAATTTCACCCATACCAACTAATTTAGCGTCGTATTGAACTTGATCTGGTCTAACACCCATTTCTTTACGAACTAAATCAACCGCCAAATTTTCCAAATATTCTTTGTTTTCAGATTGAATTCTGAACACGTCTCGCACGGCGCTCATCATAGCCATTTGTAATCCCATCAATGCGTTCTGTGAAGAAACTTCTTCTTGACCTGTATACCTTTTTACCTTTTCAACGACATCTCTAAATCTCTTTGATGCAATTTTTTCTTCAAAGGAAACCGGAATTTCCTCTGATTTAATATCAGGGAACGCAGGATTTTTAGATAGAGGGGTTTCACCCTTTTCCATTGTTCTCTTGATGTCAGGAGACATCCCTTTTGTTTGTTTTTCAAACTCACCTCTATTTTGAGGATCTTGTTCTTGTAAATTCTTTTTCATCACTTCTTATTTTCAAAAGTAATCCCTAATTGATCGAAGGTGAGATAGTCAGGGATTTTTGTGACAGGTGCCTTTGGATTATCGTCTACCATATTCTTACCCGCCTTAGGTTTGGGTTGGTGTTTCGGATTCTTAAAAGGATCACTTTTACCCGGTTTTTCGGTTGTTCCTGGTTTTACTTTTGGGGGTGCTGTAGTCGGAGCTTGTTCCATCGCCTCTTTTTTTGTTAAAGTATAAAGCTTTCCGATGGGTTTGTCCAATTTAGTACCGGGTTGGAAAAGATTATTTTTGATTGGTTTACGAATAATACCCCCTTCTTTTAGTACGTCCAAAAATTCAGACTTGGTCATTTTTGGTGTAAGATGTTTTTGAACCAACTTTTCGATAGATGATTCCAAAATGACCTGAATAGGATCTCTACCTTCTTTTAAACCTTTTTTTACATCCATTACACATCTCTCATATTTCTTTTTCTCTGCGGATGAATATGAGTCTCTATCTCTCCCTTCCAAACCTAAGGATGAGGTACAAATAGCCCAAGGATTTTTTTTGTTTTTTTCTTCTACATTTTCAGCCTCGTCCATACCATCTTGGTACATACCAGGGGTTTTACCAGGGTCTACACCAAAACCATCATTTGTACTAGCACCAACTTGGTGAGGTTGTTGAGTAGTTTCGCCGGATCCATAGGGATTCAGAGGATCATCGTCTCCCTCCTTTACTTCTTTTTCATAGACTTGATATGTTACACCTTTTTGTTGCATTTTGATTTCATCAGGTGAACCTTTTTTTACTTTGATGGTAACACTTTCTTGTTCCTTAGTTTCCTTTTTGTTTTTCATAACTTGGTTATTTTTCAAATTCTAAGATTAGATCTCTCTCATACAATTTATCTTTGACTTTATCTAAAGTATCCCCAAATCTGAAGACCAATCTTTCTTCTTTTTCGGAACTTTCATCAGACTCCCAAGCCAAAGCTATAATATCCTCCATTGCGTCCGTCATTCCCATGTAATCAGATTTTTGTATCAACTCCAAATCAATTACAGTATTTCTAAGGACACCAACTTTTTCTATAAAATCGATGTGGGGTGGTTCAGGATACCCGTTTGACGGTTTTGCATCCCAATTATCACCCCACACATCAAGTTCTTTACCGAAAATGAATTCGTACATATTATCACCTCTATAGTTAGGGCCCAACCCATTCACATAGATAAGATAACTCATAACACTTCACCCTTAGTAGTTACTTTAATTTGTTCTCCTTTATGTTCAAAAACTAAATTTCCTTTGTTTGTTTTTCCCAAAAATTTTATTTCTGAATTTTCGGACAAGATGAATTCTGCAGCCAACTTTTGCTCTTCACTCTCAGCTAGTCTACCGATTGGATTCTTTTTTACTTTTGGAGTTTCAGATTCAGAAATTACAAAATACTTCTCCAAAACTTTTTCTACTTTAGATTCTGAGAAGATACCGTCCATAATTTTAGAAATTGATGAATGAGCTTTTTCTTCCTCACTCATTTCTTCATTACGTTGTTTTTTGATGTTTGAGTATACTCCGATAACTTCACTATCTCTTCCGTCAAATTTGTCACGGTCACCACCTTCACCCATTTCACCTTCCATTTTTCTTGTTTTTACTTTGAATGGTTTTCTAGTTTTTTCTTTGTAACGGTTAAAGAATGTTTCACCATCATCCTTACCAAACCATTTTTGTTTGTCACCATACTTGTCATATAACTGCTTAAAGGTTTCGAACTCTTCAGTGTCAAACATTTCATCATCTCCAATTCCATAGATGTCTGAATCTTTTGGACTCCTACCAAACTCGTCGTAGTATGTATCACCCTTACTATCCTTTCTTCTTAGATGACCAAAGGAACCATACATTTCTTCACCCATTTCACCTTCAACAGGTTCTTCAACATCAAAATCCAAGTCCATATCCATTTCT